ATGAACATATTTCATTTACATAAAGACCCAAAGATATGTGCTGAATATCATTGTGATAAACACGTGGTAAAAATGATATTAGAAACTGCACAGATGTTATCAACTGCATATCGTAGAAACTTTGGAGATTGGGAATGTGATAATGATTTATATAAGACAGCATTTCCAAAACACCCTATGACTATTTGGGTTGGAGATAGTGGTGATAATTTTTTTTGGACTATACAATTACTAGACCAGTTGTTATATCAATACACATTAAGATATAAAAAAGTACATAAGACAATTAAGATATCAAATTTATTACACGGCAAACATAAAATGTGGCACACTTGGAAGACAGAATTTACAACACCACCACAATGTATGCCCGACCAATACAAACACAAAGATTATATTACTGCATACAAACAATATTATATTGGTGAAAAGAAAAGGTTTGCAAAGTATACTGGAGTTGACACACCAAAGTTTTTGTGCTAGTATACACACTATGAAAATAAAAGATATAGAAAAAAAGATAGGCACACTATCTAATCCCAGTAAAATGCCCTCGTATGCATGGGGTATATCAGCAAAGAAATGTATTACTGGTAGTAAGTTAGCAAAGATAAAAGGAACTATCTGCAATAAATGTTATGCACTTAAAGGACACTATGCATTTAAAAATGTTTTTGATGCTCACGAGATAAGACGAAAGGCAATAGAAATGCCCGAGTGGGTGGATTATATGGCAGAACTATTAACTCTAAAGTACAAAAACCTAGATGAATCAAGGCTTTATCACAGGTGGTTTGATTCAGGAGATTTACAATCTTACTCACATCTTATGAAAATATTTGAGGTATGTGAACTTACAAAGCATATAAAATACTGGTTAGCTACAAGAGAATATCAATTTATAAAAGACATCAAAGAAAAAGATGTACCAAAGAATTTATGTTTGCGTGTATCTGCAATTAAAGTAGATAGTCCACCACCAAAGTTTTGGAAGTGGACATCAGGCGTACACAAAGATAAACCTGCAGTTGGTTGGAAATGCCCTGCACCAAAACAAAATGGTGAGTGTGGTAGTTGTCGTGCCTGCTGGAGTCGTTCAATTAAACAAGTAAGCTATAAGGAGCATTAATGACAGTAAGAAGTAATCATAATAGTTTATTAAATTATTTTTTGTATGATAAAAAAGATTTATCAAAAAATTATGTAAAAAAATGTGAACAATTTATAGATAGTTTAGGTCATAAAAATAAACTAGAAGATTGTTTTAAAATGCAAAAACCAAATAAGGAGAACAAATGAAAAAAGAAATAGATATAGATGATGAAATAGAAAAAAGATACGAAAAATTTCATGAGTGGTTAGACACTTGTCCTTTTAAATGGACTGAATCTAGTCACCCAACAAGTGGAATGACATGTGTTAATTTTGAAATAGAAGAACAATGAAATATATTATTATAATTTTTATTTTACTTACGGCTTGTAGTGCTAATAAAAAAGAGATGAATCCTTGGACAACAATAGTAAAACAAATCATAACAAAGGGAGTGGGAAAATGATAGATGAACTTATGGTACAGGAGCAGGTAGAAAACTCTTGGCAACATATGGTTGGTGTAATATGTCTAAATCAAACTGGTAGAAAAAAAGTAAAAGAATTACTTCCTTCTTTTTTTAAAAAATTTCCAACTGCAGAAAAATTATTAGAATCTGATAAAGAAACTATCGCAGAGATGCTAAAAGATTTAGGTATGAAAAATGTAAGAGCAAATAGAATACATAGAATGTCTGAAGATTATCTTGGCTGGGATGGAAATGATGCTACAAAATTATTTGGTATAGGTAAATATGGAAGTGATAGCTATGAGATATTTTATAAAAATAATATACCTGATAATGTGCAAGATAAGGAATTGAAAAAATATATTAAATCGCTTGACAAATAAACAAAAGTGTGGTAAGGAGAAAATAATGACAGAGTCAAAAAAATATAAGATACGAGTATTTGGATATGGTTATCAAGGTGGCATAACATTATCTTTAGCAGGATTAGTAGACGCAGATAGAATAAATGATGAAGTAATACATTTATGTGTAGCAGCACCTAGAACTTTAAATTTTGTAAAGGATTCTTTCTATGATAAATCAAGAGTTAGAATTACATATGAGGAACTATCTTGAATTATAAACAACAACTAAATATTATTGAGGGACTTTTTGTACCACCCGATACATTGATGAGAGTGGACTGCCCATTCTGCAAAAATAAAAATACATTATCCATAGATACTACAGAAAACAATATTAGATGGTATTGTTTTCATGCGTCTTGTAAGGCAAAAGGAAAAAAGCAAGGAGAAAAAAATATGGATTATGTAAAAAAAACTTTAGATTTATTTTCTAAAAAAAATGAAATTTTTATATCAGATGAGTTTGAGTTACCTGATAGTTTTAAAATAGTATCTACAAATAAAAATGCACAGATGTATCTACATAAAAATAATTGCTGGGAGGCATGGGCTTGGAATAGGTCAGATATTAAATATGATGTTAAACAAGATAGAGTTGTTTTTTTAATTAGAGATAGACATACAGATAAAATAGTAGGTGCAGTTGGCAGAGGTTTAAATAAAAATGTATATCCCAAATGGTTTATGTATGGTAACAAAGATGTACCATTTAAGTGTGGGGATTGTGACGATGCAGTTATTGTAGAGGATTGTCCATCAGCTTGTGCTGTATCCAATGTATTAACAGGTATATCGATTATGGGAACAAAATTAAAAGAAGAACATAAAAAACATTTGAAACCATATAAAAATTTATTTATATGTTTAGATAGAGATGCTACAAATAAAGCATATGACATGGCAAAAGATTTAAGATCATCAGGTTTTGATAATGTAATAGTTAAACCATTAGAGGACGATCTTAAATATTTTAATACAGATCAGATAAAGGAGATGTTTTATGAATGATAAAATGAAAAAAGAAGTTCTTGATAAATGGAATGAATGGAAGTGGGATGTTTGGGAATCAAACAGAACAACTTGGAATCAGAGAGATCAAGCTATAGCAGAAACAATAGATCAAATATTATTAAAGGAGTTAGATGATAGAAAAACAGATGATTAGACTAATGCTTGGAAAAGCATTTTATACAAAATACAAAGGTACTATATCTCCAACAATATTTACTGGAGATATAAGTTCTTTGTTTGAAACAATACAAAAAGCACATGAAAAATATTCAAATGATATAAGTGTTGATGAATTATATTCTTTACATACTGCTATATTTAATCCAGCACTTACCCGTGCTGCAAAAGAAAAGTTTAGTGAGTTAGTAGAAGATATAAAAGAAATACAAGAACCTAATAAAGAAATAGCTAAAGATATAATGCGTATATTATCTGATAGGGACTTAGCACAAAGAATAGCAGTTGAGGCTACAGAAATATTTAACGGTAAAGACGCAAACTTTAATGAGATAACAGGCATGATAGAGAATCATAAACAAGGTGATGAAGAAAAGACACCTGCTGTTACAAGTGATGTAAAAGAAGTATTAGGACTACTTGATGTAACTACTAAATGGAAGTTTAATATACCTGTGTTAAAAGAAAATGTAGGTGGTATTGGTGGTGGTAATCTGATGATTGCATTTGCTAGACCCGAAACAGGTAAGACAGCTTTTTGGGTTAGCCTATGTGCAGGACCTGAAGGATTTGCAGAACAAGGTGCAAAGGTACATGCATTTATAAATGAAGAACCTGCTATAAGAACACAGATGAGAGCCATATCTTGTTATACTGGTATGACTAGAGAAGAAATAATACAAGATAAAGATATAGCACAGAATGCTTGGAGTGAAATAAAAAATAATATAGCTATGTTTGATACGGTCGATTGGTCTATGGGAGATATAGATGCACATTGTGAGAAACATAAACCTGATATAATAGTTATTGACCAGCTAGATAAAATAAATGTAACAGGTACATTTGCAAGAACAGATGAAAAGTTAAGACAA